TTTGATCCTGATATATTTGAAGAAACAATGGAAAAAGCAGAGCATATTATCTTCTCTGATATATGCCCTCCACCAATGCCACAGGCATCAGCCCAATGGTACGAATGCAAATTCTGCGATTATTATGGCGTGTGCCATCAGAAGAAATTCCCTGAAGCAAATTGCCGTACCTGTGTATTCAGTACGCCAGTTAAAGATGGTAAGTGGGAATGCTCATGTAAGTGGCACGATGAGGACAACAAGACTATAGCTTTATCAGACACTGACCAAAAAAGTGGATGTGGTAACCACCTATATTTGCCAAGTCTTATCGACACATGGGCAACCCCAATCGATGGTACAAATGAGTCGATAGTTTTTGAGGTGAAAGGCACTGACGAGCAGTTCGTTAATGGCTTTGGTGACGGTTATATTTGCAGCAAGAGATTGCATAGGGATGGTTATGAAACTCCGTAACTACCAACGCAGAGCCATCGACTCGCTCGATGGTTACTGGCGTGAAAAAAAAGGCAGTCACCCTATTATAGTTGCCGGAACTGGCTCTGGTAAGTCAGTTATTCAAGCATTTTTTATCAAGGAAACCATCAAAGCATATCCCACTGCAAGAATACTCTGTGTCACCCATGTAAAGGAGTTGATAGAGCAGAACCATGAGCGGTTTCATGGCATTTGGCATGACGCCCCTTCTGGTGTGTACAGTGCCGGATTAAAGAGGCGTGACGATGCTCAGATAATGTTTGCGGGCATTCAATCTATCTACAAGAAAGCATTCGACTTTGATAAGTTTGATTTGCTGATGGTGGATGAGGCACATCTGATCCCGAAGAAGGGAACGGGTATGTACAAGACGTTTATTGATAATCTACTGATGGTTAATCCAAAGATGAAAATCATTGGGCTTACTGCATCACCATTCAGGTTGGATGGCGGTTCGTTAATAGCAGGTGACGGTGCGTTGTTCGATGGGTTATCATGTCACATCACTATCAAAGAATTGATAGAGCAGCACTTCCTTACTCCACTCACTGCTAAAGAAGGAATCGCACACATTGAAACCAGTAAACTCACCACACAGAACGGGGAATATCGGACGGCAGATGTTGAAAAGGCGTTTGCGGAAAACTCGACCACCGATTTGGCGCTCTCGGAAGTCATCGAACTTGGAAAAGAACGTAAGTCATGGATGGTGTTCTGCGCCTCAGTAAAGCATTGCAATGAGGTTGCTGAGAAGTTAAACGAACGAGGTATACCAACCATAGCAGTGCATGGTGAGCTACCCCCGAACGAAAGAGAAAAAGCAATCGGGGGTTTCAAAAACTATGAATACCGATGCATTGTATCAGTGAATATCCTAACCACTGGATTTGATGTTGAGCAGGTAGATATGATTGCCTTGATGCGCTCTACTCAATCGGCATCCCTGTACCTACAGATTTGTGGTAGAGGTATGCGTTTATGCGAAGGTAAGAGCGATTGCTTGGTACTTGATTTCGGTGAGAACATTTTAAATCACGGAGCAGTGGACGAGATAGTTGAGAGACAGTTGGAGATGGGTGGTAGGCGCAAAGGAAAGAAGGGTGAGCCAGTGTTAAAGCGATGCCCCTCCTGTGAGTTCATGTGTTTTGCTGCGACTCGTATATGCCCCAATTGTGGTGACAAGTTTGATATCAGCACGTTACCTAAAATCCAACAGGAGGCAGCACGACTTGCTATCCTGTCAAGCGAACGTGAGAAGCGCGAAGAGTGGTTTGATGTCACTGGCGTTACTTATGACATACATAACAAACCAGGAAAGCCATCGAGTATGAAGGTGAGTTACTTCTCAGGTAATTTGCAGTCGTTCTCTGAGTGGATCTGCTTAGACCATCAGGGCTTTGCCAGAAAGAAAGCAGTTCAGTGGATAAAGGAAAGAGCAGACGTTAACGACTCATTGTTATCGACTGAAGAAATGGTGCGCTTTGGCAAGAAAGGAAAAATAAGAGAACCCGACCAGATTAAGGTGCTAACGGGGAGAAAATACCCTGAAATAGTCGGATTCTCTTTTGTTTAGTGGTTATCAGGTATTGCCATCACTCAAGTGAATTGTCATGCAATTCAGCCATTGCTTTATTGTAGGCGTTACCCCATATTTCTTTTTTGCAACCATACCATTTTTTATAACTCCGCCTGTCAACATGAACGAATGACGCATACATTCCATAGGTTGTCCACCCAGAACTAGCGAGGATGATTAGGAAATCTGCTCTATCCATGCCGCTTGGTATCGGCAGATCAAATGCTATTTTTAAATGCTGACTTTTTAATTTGCCGCCTACTGACGAATTGTGAGATCTACACCTGTGCGCTGATGTCGGTGACAGTGGTCTGCCCAATAAGTTTCTGGTTTTCTGTAACAGATCTAATGAGTAGGGGTCGTGCCAATATTCACCGCAGCATTTACAGGATAATTCCTTTGGAGTAAAATTCTCCCAATGCCATTCGCTTTTATAATCACTGTAATGCTTAAACATCATTTGTGCAGTTCGTTGTGTGATTCGACAAGATCGCGATTTGATTTGTGCCTGATAAAGCAGCCTTTATAATTTCTCCCCAGTTTGCGTTTAGTGCTTTCCGACATCAAACTTTTTTCATCTTCAGTCAATTTCTCGAATATGCACTGGCCACCTAATTCTAGAGGCTCGTGTATAACGCGATACCTGTCAACGCACCCGTTAGATGTAATTGTCGTAATCAGAGCCGTCATTATCGCTAATACCCTCATCTCGCGCCTCCTCTATCTTTTTTTTATCAGCAGAAATGTCTTCCCTTATTTCCTCGCGCTTTTCATGTCCCTTGTTTTCCTCCCTTAACTTCTTGTTTTGAAAAGTCAGAATTTTCAGCATTATTAATGCGCCAGAAATTAACACGCCAATAGCAGCGTATATATACATTTTAATAGTATTAAACATTGGCTTTTGTATGTGACCTGCCATAATATGTGGCAGCGGTTGCGCCCAATATTAACGACATACCAGAAAAGTCAGCAACACCAAAAACAATCCCACCGTAAATAATTCCACTTGTTGCCATCTTAAAAAGAACCACCGCAAGCGTTGCCATGTACGCTGTTTTTGCGCCACAAACCTTTCCGTCAGCATCTTTTATCATCATCACCAGTTACCTCGTTGAATTAATTTATCCCAGAGCCTTTTTCTACTGCGAGCCTCTGATACATAACCTCCTTTATCTACCCATTCCGCTAACACCCTATCACTGGATTGAATTGAAATTGATCCATTTATCGTGGTTCGACTAGCCTCACCCATAAATCGAGCAATGTAATTATTCCATGATGAGTAGTTTGCAAAGTGTTGTATTCTTTCCATTAGCTGTCCTTTCTCGGCATATTTCGGATTATTTCCAAAAGCAACTCCGCGTTTTTATCAATTTTCTCGTCTATTTTATTAGTCTGTTCCTGAAGTTGCTCAACGTCAGCTTTAACCGCCTGTATCTGAATGTCTTTATTTTCAAACATTTGCTCTACAGTTGTTTTGTGGATTCTGTCTCGCGTTGAATCGGCTACCTCCCCCTGCAATTTCTCAACATCTGCTCGAAGATTTGTGTAACCAGTAACGCCTGATATGAACGCCAATGTTAATGCAATGAGAGTGCTGACCGTAACCTCCTTTGACAAATGCCAATGTCGCTCCCTTCGATCGCTTCCACTGTAATTAGTCATTATTTTTTATCCTTATTTCTGCCACAATGGCTGCAATCATGAGGCTCTATAAAGATTTCACAAATTTTATCCGCTATCTTATAGCGCAACATGTCTGGCGTTATTTTTGTATCGCACCTGATTATCTGTCTCAACCTGTGAGAAAGCGTCACATCGTGCATCCTCATGCCCCGTTTTATATCAGGCAACTGCCAAAAAATTAGCGTTGCCCAAAAAACATTCCATATCACATCGAGCAGCCAACCAATTATGCCGATGGGTAAAAATAAATAAACAAAAGGTTTGGGATAACCTTTTACTCTCATAATTATAATAAATAGTACCCACGTTAGCAAAAATATACACACACCCGATGTTATGTATAGCATTATATAATTATCTATCATGCAATCTCGTCCCCACGCACATCGCCCAATGATGTTGTTGCTACCCAACTATGCCCGTCCCTGTCAATTGCGTCACCACCATTACCGCCTGATGTTGATAGACTAAATTCAGAAAAACCATCGTTTCCATCATTACCCAATCCACCGCCTGCTCCGCCTCTTGCAATATCATCCCACCAAGATGTTGTTCGCACTCCACCGCCACCACCTCCCGATGTTTTTGTGCCGTCCTCAGAATCTGAAAGCAACGTTCCGCTTATAGCCGCCCAAGTGATGTTTTTTAATCCTGCTGAATTTCCTGCTCCACCGCCACCGCCTGCCCATCCACTCAATGACGTAGTTATGCCACCACCACCGCCACCGCCACCACCACCGATAACACCGCTATTGGTTAATAAAACGTCATGCGCCAATTTTAACGCAAGACCGCCATCACCACCTGCCACAGCGCTAGATCCACCATCACCACCCTTGCCGACAATGAAAGCGCCCGATTGAATGATGATAGTCACTGTTACGCCCGTTTTATCTGTCCATGTGCCTGTATCACAAGCCGCTGATAATGAGGTTGAGCCTATTACAACATTTGGTTCGACAATAAATTTTGCCTTATCGTTATCAGCTAATGTATATGTTTCATCCCAAATTGTCCGTAGGTTTAAATTTTGGCAATCAATGGATATGCGTTTGGTTTTGTATCCCTCTGCCTCACTCGCCTCGTCATCTGTTAACTCTCCTCCGTAGGTGTACTCCAACGCAGCATATTTATAGGTATCTCTATGTTCCTTGGCGCTGATGATTTGATACACTACATCCAATGGCGTACCGGAGAAATCAACTACATCGCGATGGTTTATGGATTTGCTTTGACCAACCCATACGCCCTCGCTGCCCCCGTCTTTTGCGTCAAGCGAAAAGTCAATGACACGAGGTTGGTTAGAGAACCGTCTTCCCAATGTTGTGGCGATCTGGAGAGCGCCAACTTTTGACGTATTAGACAACCAACGAGAATTAATGACTCTAATTTGATTTGATCCATATTTGGCAATTGAATCCGCATCAACACGCGCAACTGACTGACGGTAGTTGCCCACATCGTCCAATTTTAACGTGGGATTATACTGCCCAAAATTAACAAAAACTGTGGATACTCTCATTTGTGGGTTGTCTTTAATTGAAACCGAACCCTTGATTAAATGCTCGTCCATGTTTAGCGTATTTGCTGAGTCAGGCGGTGGTCGTAATGCTGTCAATTGTATTTTTGCAGTTACCTCGTCCCACCAAAGGTAATGTGCCTTATTTTCGGATAATTCAATTAGCAGTTTTTTTACATCGTAGGGTTTTACAATTATCCCAGATAAGTTTCCTGTTAAGAAATTTTCGATCTCAGATGCCCACGAAGCAACAGAAATAAATGTTGGATCTATATTTGTATAATTTACCAATAAATCATAAACGATCTTATCAACTGTTTCCCGTTCATAAACAAGACACTCGTGTACCGTCACACCTGATGAATGAGCCGCCTGCGTAGTGTTGTATGCTCCTCGTTCTATTATGTCGAATGTATCATTGGTTCTCTCATATTTTATGACCTCAGAATCAAGCAAAACCCATCCATCTGCTCCGTATTCTGAGCCCTCACCGCTACCAACATCAAAGCTGCTGTTAGCGCCTGATGTGATTGAGCCGTCGGTCAATCCCTT